CGAAAATAGAGATTTTAATTCAAAAAATTTGACGGTAGCCACATTAGACGTTACTATAAGAGCATACATATATGGACAAGATAATTCCCAAAGCCTCGCAGATGATATAGTTCAAGACATTGAATTTGTTATTTATCACCAACTAGGGGAAAATCCAGATAAAGGTATACTTGATATAACAATAGACAGTATAACCACAGATGAAGGATTAGCTGCTCCTTACGGAATAGCAGAGGTTAATCTAAACACAGCCTATAGGCTAGAAAATTAAGGAGAAATAACATGGCATCTCTCAATTTACAGAGAAATTCTGAAGTGTTCTTTTCAACAGTTGACATACTTGGTACCGTTAGTGGTTCTGCATCAGTTGCTGTAGCAATGACTCCAGCTAACACCTGGAAACTTGAGGTATTGGCTGGTTTTGCTGTTACTTCTACATCAGCTACTCAAGACATCACTTCTCTCGAATCGGGTCTTAGCCCTGATCGTTCACAACAAAGATTTAATACCGCAATCAATCCTGTTGATTGGAATATTCAGGTGTATATGCGCCCAACAGGTGTAGAAACTACTGGTGCTGCTAACGGCACTGTTGCAAAAACAAATGAATCAGGTAACACAAAACCTCTTGCAGATTGGTATATGTGGCAAGCTCTTGTTTCAAGTACTCTTGCTGCTACAAAATCGCAAGTAGCTGCTACTCGTGTAGCAGAGCAATCTGTTTGGCAAACTGGTGGTACTCTGAAAACTGATACTATTGCAGCTGGAACTCGTATTCATGCTTCAACATCTAATTGGGCTGTTGCTCCAGAATACTTTATGTACTTTAAACTTGATAATGTTATTTATCAGGTAGATAAAGCTACTGTTAATTCAGCATCTGTTGATGCAGGCATCGAAGATATTGCTACTGTTACTTGGAGCGGATTCGGTACTGTTATGAAAGAAATTACAGGTGCTCCTAGAGATATTGCTGTTGCAACCTTTGGTGGTATTAAAAACGCTGGTGGTACAGCTGTTGTGGGTAACTCTAATGCTCATGCACTTAGCGCAGCATCTTCTTATCATCCATTTAACACTATGAATGTTGCTGGCACAGTGACCACCAACGCATTTATTAAGAATCGTTTGAGTGCTATTGAGTTCCACCATAAAGCATCTGCATCAGCTGCTGATGAAAAGTTTACTTTCCCAGTAACTTCTATGAACTTCGAGTATAATAACAATATTACCTATCTTACTCCAGAGCAAATCTCTGCACTTAATGAGCCGATTGGTCAGTTCTCAGGAACTAGAGCTGTAAGTGGTTCTACTACTATGTATCTACGTGCAGGAGATTTAGAATCTGCAGGCTTCTTACGTAATATTAGTGAAGATAGCCGCACTAACTCTGCCCAAACATCTAATGCTAATGTTATTATTGGAGGAACTACTGCTCCATATGTTGCTTTCCAAATGAATGCAGCACAGTTTAGTTTCCCTGCGATTCAAACTGAAGATGTTATCTCTATGAGTGTTGATTTTATGGCACAGGAAACTGATGCTAATAAAGGTGATGGTGGAGAAGTTGAAATTGTAGCTATCAAAGCTTAATTAAAAAATTAATGTGTTTCTGAGGGGGAACACCACATTATTAACCAGAAGAACACCCACTACTTGCAAGTCTAGGTTCCCCCTCACCAAAGACAAGCAGATACGTAGTGGGTGTTCGTTTATTATCCTAGAGGGGAAAAACTATGAGTAAAATTAAAGGCTTAATTGCCAAAGAAACAGCAACTTGGGTTGAGTTTCCTGATATTGAAGGTTTTGAAATTCACCTTCGTTATTTAACGCGCGAAGATCTAATGAAAATTCGTAATAAGAGTCTAACTTATAAATTTAATAAGCGCACTCGTCAACGTGAAGAAGAAGTTGACAATGAAAAGTTTCTTGAAAACTATGCAGAAAAATCTATTGCGGGATGGAAAGGTCTTAAGGTAAAGCATTTACCGGTTCTTTTGCCTGTTGACATTTCAACAATGGACGCCACAGAAGAAGTAGAGTATTCTATGGAAGATGCAATTGAACTTTTGAAAAATTCAACAATTTTTGATCAGTTTGTTACAGATACCATGAATGATTTTGAACAGTTTTCAGTAAAAAAGAAAGAAACTGACACAAAAAACTAACTGACTACCTTCAAAGTTCTTTTGGAGGTGGTGGTTTAACAGCAGATCAATATATATTGATGTGTGAACAGATGGGTTGGGAACCAAAAGAGGAAGAATTACCTCAAGATGGTACTAACTTATCTTTAGAGTGTCAACAAGCACTGACTATTCTTAATGCTTTGCCCGATAATTGGGAGGGAATGAATGGTACCTGGTTAGGAAAAGATTACTCTGGTCTTAGTGCTGTTATGGATATATATCAAGTTGAGAGTAGACGTGAGGTTTTTGAACTACTAAAAGAGGCTGAGTCTATTCTAGGTAAATATTATGCACAACAGACAAAGTCACGTAAGTAAGGGGATAGCCGTTGGCAACTATAAAAAATACTTTAGAAACTAAGTTTACTACTAAAGGAGCACAAAGAACTGTAAAAGAAACTGAGCAGATTGGTAAGGCCCAAACTCGTTTAGCTCAAGGTTCTGCGTCTGCTGGACGTTCTTTCTCCGCTCAATCTCAAGGATTGGGCGGATTAGTTGGTATATATGCCGCTGCCGCTGCTAACGTATTTGCTATTAGTGCAGCTTTTGAAGCACTAAACGCTGCCGCACAATTTGATACAATTATTAGAGGTACTGAGTCACTAGCTGCAGCCGTAGGTACTAGTGCTACCCAAGTTATTAGTTCTCTAAAAGACATAACTGCCGGACAACTTTCTATAGTAGAAGCTTCTAGAAATGCTAACTTAGCACTATCCGCTGGTTTTAATGTTGATCAAATTGAACAACTTGGAGCTGTTGCTATTAAAGCTTCTCGTGCATTAGGTAGAGATTTAGGAGATTCATTTCAAAGACTAGCTAGAGGTGCTATTAAACTTGAACCAGAACTATTAGACGAACTTGGTATTTTTACACGTATTGAGCCTGCTGTAAATGCTTATGCGCTAAGTGTAGGAAAGTCCGCAGCACAACTAACTCAATTTGAGAGAAGACAAGCTTTTGCTAATCAGGTTATTAAAGATGGTACAGAAGCTTTTAAAGACATTGATACTTCAGTTATAGGAACTCAAGAAACATTTGAAAAACTTGTAGCTAATTTTTCAGACTTAGCTATTATAGTAGGCTCTGTTGTAGCAGAACAGCTTGTTCCTTTAGCAGAATTTTTAGATAAAAATTTAGGTAATCGTATACTATTATTAGGCTCTATAGGTTTAATAGTATTTAATAGCTTGCGTGTTGCTCTAGTAGGTCTTGCTACAGCAGGCATAGCTAGTTTAAGTACTAGTTTAGCAGGGTTATCTGTTCAGTTTGGTGGTGCACGTAAAAGCGCCAGTGAATTAGCAAATGAAGCATCAGATATTTCTGAGCAATTTAAAGGTCAAGGAGCTTTTGTAGGAGGTAATGCTAGTGAAGGTGCAGCTTTAAAAAAGAGTTTAGCATCAGGTGCTTTGAGCACTAGAGAAGCTGTTAGACTACAGGGTAGAATACCAAAATTGTTAGAAGAAGAAGTAGCTTACAGAGAGCGTATTGCTAAAAGAATACAAAAAGACAATTCTTTTAAAGAAACAGGGGCAAGACTTACACAACAATCTTTAAACCGTGGACTAGCAATAGAGGCTACGGAAAAAATGATAAATGTACAACTTGCTAAATCAAATATGTTAACGAGAGGTTTTGCTAAATCATTAAATGTAGCAGCTTTAGCTGCTAGAGGCTTGGGTGCAGCATTAAGTTTTGGTCTTAAACTTCTTAACGCTTTTGGTATAGCTTTTGTTGTGTTACAAGGTTTAGGTAGTATTATTGGTTTTGATGTATTTGAAAAATTACAACAAGCTTATGATTTCTTTTTTAAAGCAGGTAAAGACTTTGCAAAAGGACAAGAATTAGTTAAGCGTAGTGTAGACAGCTCTACTGCAGCTTTAAAAAAATATGTAGATGCTGCGAGAGAGGGAGGTTTTATTGAGTCACCTGTTACTGAAGATCCTGAGGCGTTGATGAGAGAGTATCAAGGAGCAAATTTTAAAGCATTTGCTTCAGATATAGATGATGTTGCGGGACGTTCTCTTCAAACACAAATTTTTGATAAAGAAGCAGAAATTGAAAATATATTAGCTATCAATGAAGAACATAGAAAAATAAGACTTAGTTTAGAAGCTCAGATAGCAAAAGCACAAAAACGTAGTACTGACGTAAGTACAGAATATACTAAAAGTAAATTACTGCAATTAGAAGCAGCAGCAATAGCATCTGAAGGGAGGATAGAGAATGAAAGAACTAGCTTACGAGCAAAACAACAAATAGAGTTTGGAGGCTTGGAAAAATTTAATAAAACAGTAGAATTAGAAAAAGCATTACCCGCAGGTCTTGACACTCCCGCTACTGATATAAAAAATCGACTTGAAGAACTAGGAAATGCTGCAACAGACGCACGCGTAAAGTATGAGCAATTTAAAAAAGAATTTGAGCGGGCAGACGATAAACTAAAAGCAAGTAGTGATATAATAACACAGTTGAAGCTCACCATCACAGGGATGTCTGCAGATATAGATGCAGAATTTGGATCCGGCTCTTTGACATCAAGAATATTTGGTATGAGTTCTGATGAGTTTGAAACTGAAATATCAGGTGCTTCAAATTCGTTGGTTGCGCTACGAACAAAATTTAAGGCACTAACAGACATTATAAATGCTGTAGAAGATCCTAAAATAATTGACCAATTAGTAGGAGATATGTCAAGATTTCTTGATACGGATAATATTGCCTTGGCTGATGTTGACTTTTTTCAACCCAAACTTATAAGAGATGCAAATAATCAAATTAAAGCATTAAGAATTGAATATAAAGGCTTTAGTAAAGATATAGTACTAAGTGCAAAGACTGGAATGGTCCCTGATGGGAGTAAACAAGGTGTCCAAGATATGACGGGTGGTATTAAAATGCTAACTGAGTTAATGGAGGCTCTAACCGCAGGTACTATAAACAATCAAACAGCTACTAAAAAATTAATGGGCATACGCAAAAATTTAATAGCTACCACGGGTAAAGGGTTCTTTGAAGGAGATCCGGGCCAAGAAGCAGATGGCTTCGCTCTAGCTCTATCAAAAGTAGAAGAACGAGCACAGGTAGTTGTTAATGAATTTAATAATATGAATGCTTTAGCTGATAAGCTAGCTAAAAAGTTTCAAAAAGCTGCAGCAGCTTTTGATGATCTTTTTACCAGTGGTACAGTAAATGCGCTTACAGGAGACATAGCTAAAAATCAAGAAGAGCAATTACGTAATGAAGCACAAAATTTAGTGCTTTTACAACAAAAAATGAATCTTTTAAAAAGTCAGAGAGATATGACTGGTACTATAGGAGAAATAGAAAGAGCCTTGACTGCAGCTGCAAAAGCCTCTTTTGTAAATCAGGTTAAGCGTGTTCCTTTAGTAGAAAAAGAACTAAAAACCCTAGAAAAAATGGAAAGAGCTGCTAGAGCACGTCTTGCACTAGAACAAGCTAAAGGTAGAGAGTTAGCTAGAAATATTGCTATACAAGAAAAAGAAGCAAAACTACAAACAGATATACGTAGAGGTGTGCAACTTGAGTTTGATAGGGGCTATTCGCGCAAGTCGCCGGCAAAGTCACCGAGTAAATTTGGCGATCAAGACATATCTACACTTAGAGGTGCTAGTAATCCAAGAGACGCTCGTGCGATGAGAGGGAAATCTCTTGCGCAAGGTGGTGACTTTGCTAATACTGCAATGGGCATCCGTGCTATGGGCGTGGAACTAGAACTCGCAGGTGTAGAAGTAGAGGATCTGATGAAAAGATTCATAATGGGAACTGATGCAATTGATATAACTAAAGCTATGAATGAACAAATAAACTCTATAGCATCAAATTCAGCACGAGCAAGAAGTAGACTAACAGGGCTGATGCAAGAGGGATTTAAATTTGATGCAACTAAAAGAGCAGGAGCTGCCATAGATAGAGAAACAGCAGCAGCAGGAGCTCAAGGAGCTTCTGCAGCAAGAGTAGCTAAAGCAGAAAATGATACTGCTAAAATATTAGATCGTACTATTCTTAAGCGGGAAGACATATTAAGAGTAGAATTAGCTTTAGAAAAAACAAAAATGCAAGAAGCTAAAAAATCTATAGGGGCACAAGCTGCTTTAGCTAGAGGAGTAGCTAAAGACGAAAAAGCTGCTATTGAAGAAAAAAGAAAACTAGTAGGTCAAGAGTTTAGAAATACTCTTGACGAGATACAAGACAGAAAAAGAATATTACTTCAACAAGATAAAATACGCATAGCTGAGTTTGAATTAGCACAGCTTGAAAGAATACAGCAAAAAGACATACTAAAACAACAAAAAGAAAATATAGATAAAAAAGCAAAAGATGATCGAGCAGCTGCACTTGCCGCATATACTCAAAGACGACATGATATTAATGTGCAAAGAGATAAAACCAACTTATTAAGAATGACTATCCAACATGACAAACAAGTAATAGCTGATAATGCTAGTTTGTTAGTTGCAGAAGGTAAAATGAAAAGTGAAGAAATGGCAGGTTTGTTAACCCAACAAACAACATTTACAGATCCTTCTGATGACCTATTAAGAGGTGTTAGAGAAATGATGAAGAGTTATTCTCGTATGCATAACACAAATTTAGCACAATTTAGAGAAGAAGAGAGTCAAATAAATGCATCTGCTGCCTCTGAAAAAGATAAGTTTGATAATCAAATTGCTGCTATAGAAGATTTAATAGCTAAAGAAAAAACTATTAAAAAAATTAGAGATGATATACAAACGAGAGCCTTATACGATCTCGATGTAGAATCAAGTGCAGCATTTCAGTTGCAAAGATTAAAGCACCTAGGTTTAGATGAAGAAATAAAAAATGTTGATAAGACTCTAAGAAAAACTCTAGCTAACTATGGTATGGAAAGTGCAGCAGCAGAAAAACTCTACAAAGAGAAAATGGAACAATTAGCTTATGAATTAAGTGCTAGAAAAAAATTAAAAGATTTAATAGTAGGAATAACTGATGATATTAATGGTGGACTATCTAACGCTATTCAAAAACTTTTTGAAAACGCCGCAACTAGAGGTGCTTCTTTAACTGATGGTATCTCAGAAATAGGAAGAGCAATGTATGCAGATATACGTAAAACTGTTGTTGATCAGACTATTGTTACTCCTGCTAAAGATATGGTGAAGGGTTTTATAGGAGATATTACTGGATTTGACCTTAATAAAAAAGGCATTGATTCAGTTCAGCTTACTTCAGATGGATCAGTACCTGTTACTATTAAGAGTGGCGAAGATCCTATTAACCAAGTAACGAAAAAGATAAAAGAAAAAGGTGAAGGTTTCTTTACTGGCTTTAAAGAAAAAGCTAAAGGAGTATTTGATAAGATAACATCAAGTCTTGGTGACTTTGGAAGCAAAGCCATGGAAACATTTAGAGGTTTAGGCGGCTCTCTTCAAAAGCTATTTGTTGGAGAAGGTGGTATTATGAAAAGCCTATCAGGATTCATGAAAGGTATAACTGGTGGTGGTGGAGAAGGTGTTGGAGCCACTCTGTTTAGTATGGGTAGAACAGCTCTTAGTTTTATTCCAGGCTTTGGCGCACCTATGGCTACTGGTGGTTTAGTAGGTGTACGTCATATGGCACAAGGGGGACAAGTAAATGCTCTTCGTGAC